ACACAGACTAATGCAGGTTCAGCAGCAAAGTCTTTCATAGCTGGTAATATTAATGACGGATTAACAACTTTATCAAGTGCAGCACTAAAAAATAAACAACCCATCATGAAAGTTTTAATTGGGGCATTTTTAGCTAAGGCCGCCGTACGTTCCTTTTCCAGAGGAAGCCCAGTATTGGCTTCTCTGGGACCAATCAAAGTGAGGGCATAATATGAGCATAGTAGTAACAAGAACAAGTGCAGCGCTAAGCGCAACCACATCGTTTCAAAGCATGACCAGTCAGTTTGCATCATCGGGGCTTTCCCTGGTTGTGCCTACTGGAGTTTCACAAATAAGTTCCATCTCAATGGGTGTCAGTGGGGTCGCGACCGGTGCAGATTTCTGTACAGGATATAAATTGACGGGCACGGCGCTTCAAGAGGGCGACGCCACTTTTATGGGACCTGCAATCAGCCAAGCCGCATCGAGTGGTGTTGGAGTAGCAAACTGTGTAATGCAGGAAAAGACAGCCCTGGGTGTAACTTCTGGTAATACTTTGGATATTCAGATCGCGGTAACAACTAACGCAACAATCGACGCAACCTGCACAATCCAGTTCGAGTAAATAAACAATGCCTGAAGGCGTTGGTTATGGACCGCAGAATACTGCTTCAGTAGGTAAAGCTCTTAATTATATTGGTAATCATTGTTATAGTTTTTCGGGTGCTGTTTCTGTAGATCAAACCGAAACCACATTGTCAGATTTTGACACAGGAGCTAGTTATCTTGCTGTTAGATGGTATCCTACTTTGCTAGAAAATACAAATATCAATTACAAATGGAGAGTAAAAATAGATGGTCAAGAAATCATGAATTTGTCTACTGACCAACAGTATGGTAATATGCACGGACAACATGTTGATTTTGTATTCCCTCCTTTTTCTCGAATTGTCATTACTGCTCGAAATATAGAAAATACTGACAGTGCTGATGTTGGTTCGATAATCAGTGGGAGAGTATATTCTTAATGACACTTTCGACGGGGCCGAGTCTTAACTTCTTTGGGGATCATATGTTTGCCTGGAGTGGTTCAGAATCATTAACCGCAGGTGGCACAACCTTATTGGACTTTATCTCTCCTAATAGGTTCTACACAGTTGTCACTAACGTCTCATTCGATTATAGCGGATGTTCTGCGGGGGATGTGTTGTCCTGGACTGTTCAGGGTAACCAAGAAGCGCTCCACGTTAGCAAATTTATTATCATAGACGCAGGACTCGGGCCCCAATTCCCCAATCTATACTATACAATTCCACCCAATACAGGGATGAAAGTCCTAGCACAAGGGCCTACTGGATCAATGACCGTAGTTCTTGAAGGCAAAGAGGTGCAGTAATGCCAATGAAGTATTGTCCTGAGTGTGGAACGAATTTAAGCGATGGTAGATATGATGTGCCAACTTATGATATAATGAAGCCTGGCGCACCTCGAGTGCGTAAAACCAAGCGTAAACTAAGCGCCTGGAATAAATACGTTAAAGCGAATTCAAAGAAGCCACGTTTCCGATATCGTAACGGTAAACTAAATCTTAAGAAAATGGCGGTAGCGTTCAGGAAAACCCCCGCAGGAAAGAAGAAGAGGCGCTAATGGCATACACCTTAATTCCTGAAGGGTTTACCTTGATGCAGGTTAACAAGGCTGAAAAGGATGCTGTAGACGAATACTTCGGGCGTGAGAGACGTGGAACATATTTTGAAGGTTTGTTAAGCAATCCCGCGATCCCATCTGCTATTGCGGTAATTATCACGGCGGCAATCGCTAAACGATTAGCTGAAGATTTTAAGATTCCCGAAATACAAGTTCAAGAATCTATTGCGAAAGCAGTGGTAAATCCATTACGAAGGATTCTTGGAACCAAAACCCAAGAAGAACTAATTGCAGGGCTAACGGGAAAGTCAGAAGCAGAAATTTTAGCAGAAATAGAAGAGACACTCGGTATAAGATGAATTTAGGCGCTATAATTGCATTGTTGAAATTGGCACAGGATGCCGAGATAACTAAACCTGCTTTTGTTAGTATTGTAAAACGTCCGATTTACGCTAAGGAAACCGCTTTAACAAGAATTAAAGAAGGTCTCGGCCTGTAGTGGTTATTTCTGCATTAGAATTATTGGGGTACTTTATTGCCTGGTCATTATTCTATTTTGGAATAAGTCATTATATCGCCAAATTATCAAAGGATAAGTGGGTTGAATGGGCGAAATCATCCGAGAGTGACGAAGACCTGTTAATTATTCTGGAACCGATCGTTGATGAGATTGAAGAACGGACTCACGGAATGCTTGAGACTTTCCAATCTTCTTTTTTTGGTTCCCTGGGCGCAGCATCTAAAAAAATGGATGAGTCTACAGGTCAAAGTACAATCAATGCAATAACAAAAGACAACCCTATCATGGGGCTGGTCGCAGAGATGTTAATGAAAAGAAGCGGCTTAGAAGGGTTCATAAACACCCAAAACAACCCTGAAGTAGGGGTAAAACAGCCCCAAAACAGGGTTAAACTAGGCCTAAAATAGTCAGAATAATACAATTATTAGCTAGTTAAGTAAGTACGTTGAGTTCTAGAACACTTTTTCTTCTTCTTCTTCTTCTTCTTCTTTTCTTATCTAATAATAATATTATAAGGGGTGTTCTTCATGTAGGTATGGAGAGATAAAATGAACTGTAAAAATTGTAAAGGCTTCTATTGGAAAGGCTCGACTTGTAGGGTGTGTGTAAAATAATGGGTAAATTCGGAAGAACCTTTACTATAGATATGGAGGTATTGAACTGGTTAGAACAGCACGGTAAAGAACATAATATGAAAGTGTCATATATTGTTAATGCGATCTTGAGTACATCAATGCGACAATCCCAGACGTGGAAGTGTTCAGTATGTGGCGCGTCAAATCACATTGATAACCAAACTTGTTATCAACTTACTGATGGTGTCTTCTGTAAAGGAGTAAAAGCCTAATGTCATATCAGAAAGAAGCTATACTAAGGTGCAAAAGGTGCGATCATGAATGGACAATCTATCATATACCTGGTAATCAATACCCGTGCCCAGTGTGTGAAGGTTACAAACCAAGTAGTTAAATAGCTAATTCCCCTAAGTGGGGCATGGTTAGACGTCGAGGCAGAGCAAGAAGAAAACCTTCTCGCCAATTTGGAATTAATGTAATAGAAACTGGGGCTGCTTTAGCTCTTTTAACACAGACTAATGCAGGTTCAGCAGCAAAGTCTTTCATAGCTGGTAATATTAATGACGGATTAACAACTTTATCAAGTGCAGCACTAAAAAATAAACAACCCATCATGAAAGTTTTAATTGGGGCATTTTTAGCTAAGGCCGCC